CTGATTGACTTGTTGCGCCAGGCGTCCAGTTAGACTCGTCGTTAATGTCAGACCAGTAAACCTTGTTTTCGTATCCAGTAACATTAGCAGCTACAACAAAGTCTCGCACTATCGTAATGTACTTAGCAGTAGGCGCAGCAGCAGCTACATCTACAAAGTAGTTAGTGGTGTTTAGATCAACTGCTTGTATTTTACTAACTCCATTAGCTAACAACATTACATCACCAAACTGAGCAGCATCCCAATACTCAATACCAATGTAGCCAGTAGTGGTCATTGCATTTAATGCGCGAGTAGAGTTATCGTATTTAAATACCTGTGTAGCGCCAGCAGCAAATAACGTAGATGTCTGAGCATACTTACCAGCAAAGGCTGTTAGTAATGTTTGACCTGCGCTACCGCTTAAATCTGCCTCTGACTGCATTGGCTCATAGCCATTAGTCACAGGTATACAGTTCTTAGCTTCTGTAAGCGCACCAGTAACACCAGGTTGATCTGGCAACCATTCAGCAAATACAATTTTAGTCTGAGCCATTTAGATTATTGTCCATGTATTTGTTGATGGAGATACATCTGACCATTCCTCACCAATAATTGCACCAACTACAGTGACAGTAGCCGTAGAGTTTATTGCAGCAGAACCAGAGTAAGTTGCTTTTGCCTCGCAGGATACAGTAGCAATTGCATTAATAGCAGCAGTAGCACCTACAATAGCGCCGCCATTTGCTGATACCGTAGCAGTGCAAACGATAGCACCAGCGCCAGTGAAGATACCATTAGCCTCTGCGCTTAATGTTGCGCTGCAAGTAATCGCAGCTTCACCACTATATGTAGTAGGCCCTGGGCTTGATATTGCAGCAGCAGATAGAGAATAAAATCCAAGCATTATCGTTCCTTAAATCTTTAACATTTTCTTAATCTGCGTAGTTATTTCATCTGCATGATGGCTAGGAAAGCATGAATCAAATTTACTAGTAATTCGTATGTCGTAATCTGTGGGAGGAACAAAAAGTTTATTCGTATCCTCAAACCTTCCTTCTTTAATACGGTCTAACCATATCGTAAAGTCAGCACTAAATGCAGTTCTTGTTTCAGGCGTAGGACACACAAAGTCTGCAAGTACGACTGATCCCCACCTACTTGCTATGTCGCATAATATACCCATGCGTCTAGCCTGTTCTATCCTATCTTCAACGCTAAAACCTAAATCTTTATTAATCTCTTTACGAATCTCATCAGCATTAAAATGTACACATTGTAATTCCCTTGCTAATGCTTCTGCTAATGTAGTCTTACCAGAACCAGGTAATCCGCAAATAAGTACCTTCATTGCTTAAATTTAATTGTCATTAACTTTGCTGGCTCGCTTTTTCTCCAGAACTCTTTACCGGAATACTTATCCCAAACTGACTTAGGTAAGATTGATGGCCTCTGCTGCCAAGTCACCTCTTTACGAACCGTATGCAGACTTTTCATGTTCAGCGCCTTGTCATACACTTCGTTCTCATATTCTACATTTTTGAAGTCGTGGTCAAAATACGGCTTACCTATGAACTCATAAATCTCTCGCATTACGCTTTCGGGCTTCTTGCATAACGACTCATACTCTATTAACAAAATCATATCAGGGTTTAGCAGCAACCCTTCTTCTAGGAAGTAATAAGGCTTAACAACCTGGCCTTCTTTCTTCACATCCATCATTGCATCGCATCTTGTCGTAACCGTCTGGCTGGCCTCATCATCTGTCAGAGTTGCGTTCCACAAAGTATTTTTTGCAGATATACGCTCAAAGCTATCTAATATCCAAGGCAAATCTCGCACACAGCAAATAATCTTTGCTTCTGAATACAGCGCTTTCAATAACGATGTTTTTGCTGTCCAGCCTCTATTAGTATCAAATACCGTGTTTGGCTCTACAGCATCGTAGTAAGCGTTAAACATTGATCGCAGAATATTTTTACGTCTTTCTTCCCCAATCAGGTGGTTACTCTCGCTATTCGTAATAACGTTAATTGCAGAAGTGACCAATCCCTGTACAGGAGAGGAAATGTCTGCGTAAAAGTCAGGATTCTGACGCAAAATAGCCGAAAGCAGAGTTGAGCCTGATCTTGGCAAACCACTGATAAAGAAAAACTCTTTCACTCCTGTGGAATCCAGTTGACTGTGGCTTCGTCCCATTGGTATGCAACATTACCGCCATTCATAATCGCATCCACAGGTCGTGGAACAGGCGCACCCCATGTCATTGTGTCCAAATAGCCAATCCAAGATGGATAAGGTCTACGGGCTTCATGTTCAGTAGTTCTAAGAGTGGTGTACTCTGCTTCTGTCAATACCTGTAAGACACCCGCAATAGTAGTGTCAGCATCGTCATCGCAAGTGCCATAGTATCGAGGCGCTCTCAGATATGTGCCATCAGATGCCACCTCTACAGGCCATGTTGATCGGTCATGCCACACATGAACCCAACCTTTAATAACAGGCATAGATGGCCCTGTGCGTTGTGGCTCAACAATACAAGGAATCTTGGTTATTGCATCAACTTCAGTTACGCAAATGTGTTTCATAATTTTCCTTACACTGCGACACGGCGGACTGCACGAACACGTCGTGAATCATCAGCATCTGCTAATTGTTGATTGCCATCGTCAAAACCTTGCTGAATTACCTTATAAAGAGGAGCTACAGAGTTTTGAGTGCTAGACCAATAAAAGGCAGCAGCAAAGTCTTCTGCACCTGTGCTTTGGAAAGCCGTTGCAGATGTTTGTGCAGGTGTTCCAGCCGTATAGTTGCTTGCTCTTGCAGGTACTGCGTTTGCATTTATGCCAACATTTGTGAGGTTACTTGTTGTCGTTGGTTTGAGGTTGTAATAACAAACCTCTATTTCGTTTGTAGCTGGCATATACCAATCACTAAATCCACCAATTGTAAGCCCCTCACAGAATTGTGCTGCTGGATGGGTTACATCATTCATTGCCGCGCTGTTTGATGGGCCATCAATAACAGATTTAGCTCCAGCAGTTGACGTATTTACAATTTTGAATTGTTTACTTGTATTTTCAGCAGAAGCCACAGGGCCAATAATCAAGTTGTAATCAGCAATACCATTACCAGCAGTTGATATTTGTCCTGCAAAATAGCCGCCGCCAAGCGCAGAGCCAATAATTGGCACTGGTATACCAGAAGTACCACCAACAAAATTAAGCATAATCCCACTCATGCTAAATTCCCCGTGACTACAGCTAATGTGGCGGTAATGAACAGAATAGTAGCTACACCACGCGTAGTCACACTAAAAGAGGCAATATCCGCATCTGTGCCGCCCTTGTAAACTGTTGTTACAGCAGAACAAGTGCAAGAGATAGACGCTGATGTATTGTTAAAGATGCTGATTGCATCCCCTGCTGCAAACACAGATGCAGGAACAACAACTGTACCTGAAGTACCAAGCTCAATAAACTTACCTACATCGCCAGCAACAAGAGTGTAGCTTGCTGTCTTAGTGCCTGATAACGGAATATTTTGGTATCCAACTTTATTTGTTCCATCTGCTGTGCAAGATGTTAAATTTCCAGAGCTAGGAGTACCTAAAACCGGAGTAGTCAATGTTGGAGATGTAAGGGTCTTAGACGTAAGCGTCTGAGAAAGATCAGTTAATACTGCTCTATCAGCAGGATACGTACCAAATACGTCTTTACTACCTGCGCTGAAATTAACAGCAGCATTAGCGTTAGATGATTTCAATACCGTAGTGCGAGCCAATGTTCCAGCAGCAATAGTACCTAAACCAATCTCATACTCAGAACCATTAACAATAGTGTAATAGCAAGTATTAGTATTGCCAATAGCGGTACTAAATGTTTGAAAACCAGATACAGCGCCATCTAAAGTTAGCGTACCAGTACCTGTAGTGGTCGATGTTTCACGAACCCTATCAGCAATAACCAGAGCCATAATTTACCCCAAAGTAACTGACAGATTACCAATCGCAATCGTAAAGATATCGCCAGCAGTAATCGATTTAGACGCATCTAATGGTGTATGGTAAAGCAAATTACCGCTAGTAGACGCATCAAGAATACCAATCCAGCCTACAGTTCCCCATGTGCCAGTGGCAGTAGGAAACGTCACAGCACCGCTATTCGTAGACACACCATTGCTAGGCGCACCCATTGTCACAGCAGTACGTGCATAGGAGCCACCAGAGACTTCTGTGCCTGAATTAGCATCAGTAGGGTCAGTGGTATACAAACCAACGTACACAGCCGCTGGTGAAGTATAAGACGTGTTTCGTAGAGTTGCATTGATTAATGCGTTCTCTAGGTAGTTAGACATTTCAGCCATAATATTTCCTTAATTAAAAGACATGGACATTGGTTGTCCACTGTATTCGCCAGAATCATCTGCGACGTTAATAGCTGCAATAGCTCTCTCGTACAATGTACCCCAAGTTTGCAACCTTGCATCATTCATTAGATACGGTTCAGCCTCACCTAAAGCAGCGTAAAGCAATGCGTCAGGACAGTAAGCTAAGAATGTATTACTAGGATTCGTGGAGCTTAGGAAAGCTGGCTGTGAGTAGTACAGCATTTGCAGTACATAAGCACCATCAGGCACTGGCCCCAATTGCAACTCAGAAGCTAGCACCGTGTAGCGTTTAGGTTGACCTGATTCTGTCGAGATAGTCTTTTTATAAAACAAGTTAGGCGTATCGTAGACAAGGACACCATTAGGATTGGCAGCAACGTGAATATCACGCATCTCTAGGTAATCACTAGGCAAACCAACAGTAGAATCACCACCTGTAGTAGTAGCCTGGGCAGTTACTAACATCTGACGAATACGCAACTCTCTACGTAAACGCTGCTCTGCAAGTGCTACAAACGTGGGAATAATGCTATCTAAGTCGCTACGAGCTAGATAGCTGGAGATGGTGCTAGTTAAGTCAGAATAGCTAGTTAGTGCCATTATCGCCCCTTAAGGCTTTATCATCCACGTCATCCCAACTATATTCATGTGTGCCAATGTGCTTAATGTGCATTGAAAGCTCATGATCAACATAGGTATCAATACCTGCATCGCCAGCCTTTACACAGAAGAACACATCTTCACCCACAACACCTGTTGGCCCCCATCCAGCGTCAAACCACGGCGCTGTCAGTGTCTCAAATACTTTCTTACGGATCAGTACCGCACCAAATCCAACAGCAGTAACGACCTCAATACCTTCTTTGCCGCGTGAATCAACATTAGACCAATGATGCCGGATACCCTTCTCATCCTCAC